CAGCATTTAACCTTGACTTGACCGAGTTGGTCGAGGAGGCGTTTGAGCGCGTCGGCAGCGAGATGCGTACTGGCTACGACTTGCGGACTGCTCGTCGGTCTTTGAACCTGTTATTCGCTGACTGGGCCAACCGTGGCGTGAACATGTGGACGTTCGAGCAGGGCTCCATCACGCTGATTCCGGGCCAAGCCACGTACGACTTGCCAGCCGACACTGTAGACCTCTTGGAGCACGTTATCCGCACAGGCGCAGGAAACGCCGCAACGCAGGCCGACCTGACCATTACGCGCATCAGCGTCTCCACCTACGCCACGATCCCCAACAAGCTGACACAGGCCCGGCCAATTCAGGTCTGGATTGAGCGCTTGCAGGCAGCTCCGCGCATCACAGTGTGGCCCATCCCCGACAACAGCCAGACCTACACGTTCGTGTACTGGCGTTTGAAGCGTATTGATGACGCTGGTGGCGGCGTGAACACGATGGACGTTCCGTTCCGGTTTATCCCCTGCATGGTGGCGGGCTTGGCCTACTACTTGGCCATGAAGATTCCCGGTGGCGTTGAGCGTCTAGGTGTCCTGAAGCAGCAGTATGACGAGGCTTGGCAATTGGCTTCGGATGAGGACCGCGAGAAGGCGTCCGTGCGCTTCGTGCCCCGCCAAATGTTCATTGGAAGCGGTACGTAAGTGGGAAACAGGTTTTCCTCCGGCAAGAACTCGATTGCCGAGTGTGATCGTTGTGGTTTTAGGTTCAAACTAACAACCCTGCGGAAAGAGACCGTCAAGACAAAGATACGCGAGATTCTGGTCTGCCCCAGTTGCTATGACCCAGATCAGCCGCAGTTGTTGCTGGGCATGTACCCGGTAGATGACCCACAAGGTGTTAGAGACCCCCGTCCTGACCGCAGCTACGTGTCTTCTGGGCTGTTGGCGGACGGTTACCAAGGGCAAGGTAGTCGGAACATTCAGTGGGGCTGGAATCCAGTCGGTGGCTCAAGAGTTTTTGATGACGCATTAACACCCAACCTCTTGGCTTTAGGTGTGATAATTGGTACAGTGACAGTTCAAACGACGTAAGGAGTCGATCATGGCATTTACAAAATCCGCAGATGGCATCGCTGCCAAAGGCAAGACCAAGGGCAAGAACCTCGGCGACAGCGGCCCATCCGTAGCTATCCAAAAGGGTGGCAAAGGCGGCGCTGGCGGCAAGACCAACGAAGAGATGCTGAAGCTGGGCCGTGGTCTGGCTAAAGTCGCCAACCAGAAGCGGGGTTAATCATGGCAACCAAAGTGAACAACCTCTCCGCTGCCGCGTACGCCAAGCCTCACACCATGTCCGGCAAACCCGTGACTGTTGAAGCAAATCCGGGCAAGCTGCCGAACCGCAGCAAACTGGACACCGTAGACGTAACGGTTGGCAACATCAGCAAGTCTGCTGGAAGCGAAACTACTAAGACCGCTGGCACGGTTACTCGCGGTAACGGCTGCGCCACCAAGGGCATCACAGCCCGTGGCCCAATGGCGTAAAGCATGAACTATACGCAGCTCGTCGCGGCCATTGAGTCGTACACGGAGAATCAGTTCCCAGAGACATATCTGGCGGACGGCTCCACCGTGTCCAGCACAGAACAGATTAACCGTCTGATTGAGCAGGCCGAGCAGCGTATATACAACTCGGTGCAGTTCCCATCGCTTCGCAAGAACGTGACCGGAACCATGACGCTTGGCAACAAGTACCTGTCTGCACCGAGCGATTTCTTGGCTGTGTACTCGATGGCGGTGATTGATGCGTTGGGCAACTACGAGTACCTGCTGAACAAGGACGTGAACTTCATCCGGCAGGCGTACCCCAATCCGGCGGACACCGGCACCCCCAAGTACTACGCGCTGTTCGGCCCGACAACGACAAACGCAGACCCCCCAGCAATTACCAACGAACTGTCGTTCATTCTTGGCCCAACCCCAGCCGCTGCATACGGCGTTGAGTTGCACTTCTACTACTACCCTGAGTCGATCACGACCGCAGCTTCGGGGCAGACATGGCTCGGTGACAACTTTGACTCCGTGTTGCTGTATGGCAGCTTGGTTGAGGCGTATACCTACATGAAGGGTGAAGCAGACCTCATCGCGCTGTACAACACCAAGTACACCGAAGCTCTTGCGCTTGCTAAACGTCTGGGTGATGGCATGGAGCGTCAGGACGCCTACCGCAGTGGTCAATACAGACAGGCGGTTACATGACCATAGCTCAAACAGCCACGACCAGCTTCAAGGTGGAACTGCTTCAGGCGGTTCACAACTTTGGCCCAACGTCTGCCGACACGTTCAAGATCGCCTTGTACACGGCGTTGGCTACGATTGGCCCCACTACGACTGTGTACACAACGACGGCTGAAGTGGTTGGTGCAGGGTACACGGCTGGCGGCAACACGCTCGTCATCTCCACAAGCCCCACTTCTGGGGACAACAACGCAAGTGTGCCGACTGCATACGTCAGCTTTGCCAACTCGTCTTGGCCGGGAGCGTCGTTCACCGCCCGTGGCGCTCTGATTTACAACAGCACTGAGGGCAATAAATCAGTGGCCGTATTAGACTTTGGTGCGGACAAGACCGTTGCCGGAACTACGTTCCAAATCGAATTTCCCACCGCCAATGCCACAAGTGCAATTGTGCGAATCAGCTAAACAGGAGTTTTGTATGAGCATCGAAAAAGTTAAAGCGGGCGGCGTGTTCTCCATCCAGTGTTTCGACAAGGATGGCAAGCTGAAGTGGGAAGACAAAGAGCATAACCTCGTGGTCAACGTCGGTCTCAAGGACATGAACGACAAGTACTTCACGGGCAGCGCCTACACGGCTGCTTGGTTTATTGGCCTGTACGGCGCTGGCGCATCAAACACACCCGCTGCTGGCGACACCGCTGCCTCACACGCTGGATGGACGGAAGTCACGGCGTACAGTCAGGCAACTCGCCCGGCAGCTACGTTTGCCGCAGCTACAACCGCTGACCCATCGGTTATCACTAACTCTGCCTCTGTCGCTGTGTTCAGCATCAACGGCACGACCACTGTTGGCGGCGCGTTCCTCATCAGCAACAACACCAAGGGCGGCACGACTGGCATCCTGTTCTCCGCTGCTGACTTCCAGTCCCCCGGCGACCGCGCTGTGGTTTCTGGCGATACACTGAACGTCACGTACCAGTTTAGCCTCGACGCCGTGTAAGAGGACGCGTGTTCTCTGATGCTCCGTTTTCTACGGCACCGTTCTCCTCTACTGCGGTAACCGGGGCGGTCTACGCCGTTGCTGTCTTTGAAAGCAGTACGGTAGCTGAAGTTGTAGCGGCACTCGCCGCGTTCGGCGTGCGTGTTAACGAGACGGCAGCAGGCACAGACACTGTGTCTTCGCGGGCATCTTTGGGCTCTTTATTGGCGGAGACTGCTACGGGCGCGGATGCAGTGACATCGTTGGCTGCGCTTCGATCTGCGGTTTTTGAAACAGCCAACGCGCTCGACACGTTCGCCACTGCGGTCAGTTTTCGCGTCACACTTCAAGAAGCCGCTTCTGGAGCGGACGCCGTAATTGGTAAGCCCGAGTATGCAGTTTCTGTGGTCGAAACCACCACTGCCCAAGACACGGTGTTCGTTCGGGCGGCATTTGCCCCGCTAATTTCCGAAAGCTCCACAGCCGCTGACAGCGTAACATCACTAAAAGCACAGTTGTGCAGCATCATTGAAGGTGCCCTTGGGCTGGACAGCGTAGCCGCAAACATCATCGTATCGCGCATTGTTTCAGAAAACGCGTCGGGTACTGACCGCACGTCCAGCCAAGCAACTTTCAGGGTCAATGTAGCGGAGACCGCGCAGGGCTTAGACCGTCTTGCTGCTCGTGCGGCATTTAGTGCTTCAATAGCCGAGCTTGGTGTTGCCGCTGACAGCGTACTGGCCGGGTTGCTGTGGGAAATTATCAATGACAGCCAGACCGTTGCGTGGCAAAATGCCGCAACAGGCACCAACCCAGACTGGGCAACGGTCAATAGCAGCCAGTCCAATGCGTGGCAAGTTATCGTGACTGCTGACGGCACTACTTGGCAGGTAGTTAGCACTCCCGAAGGCTCTGGCTGGCAGATTATTAAGACCGGCCCCTAAGGATTAGACATGGCACTTGTTGTAAAAGACCGAGTAAAAGAGACCAGCACCACCACGGGCACAGGCACCATTACGCTTGCCGGAGCTGTGGCAGGGTTTCAGTCGTTCTCTGTTATTGGAAACGCCAACACCACATACTACGCAATCGTGGACTCTGTGGCGGGTACTTGGGAAGTTGGCATCGGGACTTACACGGCGTCCGGCACCACACTCTCACGCGACACGGTGCTGGAGTCCTCCAACGCCAACGCGCTGGTCAACTTTGCCGCAGGCAGCAAAGACGTGTTTGTCACGTATCCCGCAGACTACTCGTTTAATACGCAGGGCGGGACCATTACAGGCAACACGATTGTCAGCGTCACAGACAATACTAACGCTGCTTTCCGCATCACGCAATTGGGTACGGGCAATGCGCTGCTTGTTGAGGACGAGGCTAACCCCGACAGCTCGCCGTTTGTTATTAACCAAGTCGGACGAGTTGCAATTGGCGCAACTACGTCAGGAGCTCCCGTTTCAGGATTGGCAAGTGGTTTAGCGGTCAACAGCACCGCTGCCGTGAACAATACGTTGAGCGTATTTCAGTGGTCTGCCGATGCCACGCAAGCGTTTATAACGCTAAATAAATCTCGTGGAGCCACGCAATCCACGCAGGGCATTTTAAGTTCTGGAGATGTAATCGGGGCGTTACTGTGGTCTGGTTCTGATGGAACTCAATCCGTTCAAGCCGCCCGAATTGAAGCAGCAGTAGACGGTACTCCGGGGCTCAACGACATGCCGGGTCGCTTAGTGTTCAGCACAACGGCTGACGGAGCTTCATCATCTACTGAGCGTATGCGTATCACTAGCGCTGGTAGCGTGGGGATTGGGGTTACACCTGCTTATCAGTTTGAAGTAAAAACCGCAAATGATGCAATTTTGCGTGTAATTAACAGTGCCGCGACACAAGTTTCGCAAATACAGTCTACTAACTTAGCTCGTTCCGCTTTTGCACCGCTTTCCATTGGTGGTTCTTATAGTGTAATTGAAACAGGCGGCTCCGAGCGCATGCGTATCGACTCCAGCGGCAACTTGTGCGTGGGCACAACTGCTGGCGGCGGGTTTTCTGGCTCGCTCAATCTTGGTGGCGCTGGAAATCCAACAAGTGGCTACCTAGAGGGTTTTAGCAACACACAAAACATAACCTCACCAGTTACTGCTCGCTTTGATGCCTTTCTTTCCGCACCAACCGTCAACGCCAGCGCCTTTACGTTGACCGGATTGCGGCACTTTACGGCGCAGCAATCCGCTTTTGGTGCGGGGTCCACCGTAGCAAATCAAATGGGCTTCTACGCGGGCCCGACTTTAATTGGGGCGACCACTAACTACGGCTTTCTGGGTGACATCCCCGCTGGCACAAACCGCTGGAACTTCTACGCTGGTGGCACTGCTCAAAACTACTTTGCTGGCAACGTGGGCATTGGCTCTGGCAAGACAGTCCCAGCCACTGCGTTGGACGTAAACGGCACAGTTAGCGCCACAGCTATCAGCGACTCAGGCAACCTGACATTCACCGGCACCGGCAACCGCATCACTGGCGACTTTAGTAGTGCGACTGTTGCAAACCGTGTAATGTTTCAAAGCAGTACGACAAACGGGTCTACTTCTTTACACACACTTCCAAACGGAACATCCACTGTATCTTCGGTGGCCTGCTTTGCTACTTCCGACACAACAAATACGTCTTTTGGGCAGCTCAGAGCTGACAATGCAGCAGATGTACGGATCGCTTCTTCGATTCTTGGCACAGGTACTTACCTGCCCCTGACCTTTTACACAGGAGGCAGTGAGCGTGTTCGCATCGACACCGCTGGCAACGTGGGTGTCGGAAATACCTCACCCGCACAAAAGCTCGATGTCACCGGCAACATCAAATGGTCAGGCGCTACTTACGAGAACGTCTTCACCATCACTGACGGTGCGGCGGTTGACCTAAACCCAGCCAACGGTACGATTCAGTTGTGGACACTTGGCGCAAGCCGTAGCCCAACAGCTACAAACTTTGCTGCTGGACAGTCTATGACGCTGATGGTGAACGACGGAACAGCGTACACAATCACATGGCCCTCTGTCACTTGGGTTGGTGGCACTGCGCCTACGCTTGCTACGACTGGTTACACGGTGATTGAGCTTTGGGAAGTTAGCACCACGTTGTATGGCGCACTGGTGGGGAACGTAGCCTAATGTTACTCACACACGCATTACGCGCAGCGCGGCTTAAAACCGCCCTTACCTACGTCACTTCTCCCGCGACAGCTTCTGGAACAGTGAACACTTTAACTTTTAGTGGCGTGAGTATAGGAAGCGCCGACACGTATAGACGTGTTGTAATATGTGTTGGCTCCTATACTAACGCAGCAAGTGCCAACTTTACTTCACTTACTTTTAACGGAACTGCCGTTAGCGGAGTGGCTGCTACTCTTACAGCTTCTAATGGCGGCACTAATATATACATTGTTTCTGCTCCGTCTGGAACCACCGCAAATATAGTATTAAACTGGTCTACAACCGTTGCTAGAAATGCCAAGATCAGTGTGTATAGGCTGATTCACCCAAGCGGAATACCTTTTAGCTCTACTTATGTATCCGGGGCATTAAATGTTTCTGCAACGGTAAATACGCAATTTAGCGGGAGGGCTTTGTTTATGGGTATGACAAACTCCGGTTCCGGGGGCGCTGCTGGAACTCCAACTAATTATGTAGAAGATGTTGAAGTTGACATTAATTCAAACGAGTGGTTTACCTCTGGTATTTGTAACGCGGCATTAGGGGGAAATGTTTCTATGAGTAATACAGGACAAGCACAAGTTTTTGCAGCTTCATGGAGCTAAAAAGGAAAAGAGCATGTACATCAAACTCACAAACGGCATTCCTGAGAACTACTCAATTGCCCAACTTTACCAAGACAATCCTAATACTTCTTTTCCAGCGGAAATTCCAAGCGCGGTGCTGGCGGAGTTTGATGTATACCCGGTCGCCCCCGTAGCGCCGCCCACCCATGCCGAAACCGAAGTGGTCGAGGATGGCGGGTATTCTCAGCTTGCTGACGGCTCATGGGTTCAGGCGTGGACTGTCCGGCCCATGAATGAAGCGGAACTTGCCTCCCTCGCCGAGCAAAAAGACGTGCAGCGCAAGCGGGCGTACCAGAACGAAGCCGACCCTTTGTTCTTTAAGTGGCAACGCGGCGAGGCTACCCAGCAACAGTGGCTGGACAAGGTGGCCGAAATTCGCGCACGCACGAGCTTGTAAATCTGCGAAAATACACCGAACTGAAGGACTCACATGGCAAGCACCTACTCCCCCTCACTGCGTATTGAACTCATCGGCGCGGGCGAACAAGCTGGTACGTGGAACACCACCACCAATACCAACCTTGGTACGCTCATCGAGTCGGCTATTGCTGGGTACGTGGCGGTGTCCGTTACCTCGGCCAACCAAGCCTTTACTGCGCTGGATGGCGCAGCGGATCAGTCTCGCAACGCCGTCATTGGGCTGACCACCACAACCACGGCCAATTTTGCCGTCTATGCGCCGCCACAAGAGAAGACCTACATCATCTGGAACACCACCGCCTACACGGCGACGATCTACAACTCTACGGTGTTGGGTAATACAACCGCAGCGGGCGCAGGCATTGCTGTTCCGGCGGGCAAGAAGCTCCTAGTGTTTTCTACGGGCACGGACTTCTACACCATCGAGTCGGCCAACTTGACCGGAGTTCTTGCAGTGGTCAACGGCGGCACGGGCGTAACCACTTCGACCGGCACAGGCTCCGTGGTCTTGAATACCAGCCCCACACTGGTAACCCCTGCTTTGGGTACACCGACTGCATTGGTTGGCACGAACATCACCGGCACTGCGGCAGGCTTGACCGCTGGCAACGTCACTACAAACGCCAACTTGACCGGCGCTGTTACTTCGGTGGGCAATGCCACTTCTTTAGGTTCTTTCACTTCCGCACAACTTGCCGGAGCGCTTACCAATGAAACGGGCACGGGGTCTGCGGTATTTGCAACTAGCCCCACACTGGTAACCCCTGCTTTGGGTACACCGACTGCATTGGTTGGCACGAACATTACAGGCACTGCCGCAGGCTTGACCGCTGGCAACGTCACTACAAACGCCAACTTGACCGGAGCAGTAACGTCCGCTGGTAACGCAACGTCTTTGGGCTCTTTTACTTCTGCACAACTTGCGGGCGCTTTGACGGATGAGACGGGCACGGGCGCTAACGTATTTGCCGACAGTCCAACCCTAGTTACCCCTGCGCTGGGTACGCCCTCGGCCTTAGTTGGCACAAACATTACCGGCACAGCGGCGGGCTTGAGCATCGGGGGGAATGCGGCCACCGTTACAACCAATGCTAACCTGACCGGCGCAGTAACGTCCGTTGGCAACGCAACGTCTTTGGGCTCGTTTACTTCCGCGCAGCTTGCCGGGGCTTTGACCGACGAAACAGGCACAGGCGCTAACGTATTTGCCACAAGCCCGACACTGGTTACGCCGATACTGGGCACGCCTCAGTCGGTAACACTGACTAACGCTACGGGATTGCCGATTTCCACAGGTGTGTCTGGCCTTGCTACTGGCGTAGCCGCATTTCTGGCTACGCCTTCCTCCGCTAATCTGGCAGCAGCGCTCACGGATGAGACGGGCACAGGCGCTAACGTATTTGCAATCAGCCCAACGCTTGTCACTCCCGCTCTCGGCACACCGACCTCTGGCACGCTGACCAGTTGCACGGGCTTGCCGGTTGCTACCGGCATCTCTGGGCTCGGTACTGGTGTGGCTACGGCCTTAGCAGTCAATGTCGGCTCTGCTGGCGCTCCAGTGGTCAACGGCGGCGCTTTGGGAACGCCCAGCTCTGGGACGCTAACTAACGCCACCGGCTTGCCGCTAACGACCGGCGTAACAGGTACGCTGCCTGTTGCCAACGGCGGCACGGGCGTTACGACCTCAACCGGCTCTGGCGCTAACGTGTTGGGTACAGGTCCGACAATTAGTGGGGCGGTACTGTCGTCGATGGCGTCTAGTGTGATTACGTCTGGCACTGCTGTGGCGTCTACCTCGGGCACTACCATTGACTTCACCAGCATCCCTTCATGGGTCAAGCGAGTGACGGTGATGTTTAGCGGGGTGAGTACAAGTGGAACAAGCAACATTCAGATTCAGCTTGGCGATTCTGGCGGAGTAGAAACTA